GGGTTTGTGCTGTAGTGTTTGCAGTCCAAACTGCGCCTTGTGTTGATGTCACATTCTGCCAGTTAGGGGTCTGCGTGTCATCCACGGGTTCCCATAAGAATCTGCCACTTATTGCATCCGCGCCTACAGCGGTTTCTTGTATTACCGGGTTTAACTGACCAAGGTTAGAAACTACATCCGCGCCCAGCGCAGATTCAACAATTGACGCATAAGGCCGGAAGATAGCCAAAATGCTATCTAAACCTGATGCAGTTTCCTGTATGGCTGATTGGAATGTGGTGCCCGTGCTTACCGTATCAGACCCTGTAGAAGTTTCTAATACGATAGAACCAAACTGTGCCAGTGCTGAGACGACATCCGCGCCCGTGGCGGATTCAGCAATGCTTGCGCTGGGCTTGAAGATGGCAGATACAGAATCTGCCCCAGTCGATACCTCGGCAACTGCAACACCAAACGCTACACCTGCCGAGATACTGTCCGCCCCGGAGGACGTTTCTACTACTGATGCCTCAAAAGATACGTCTGCTGCTACGCTGTCTGCACCTGATGATGCTTCTACTACACTAACCGGGAACGTCGCTAACGCTGAAACCTGATCCGCGCCTGTAGCGGTTTCAAGTATTGAAGATTGAACTAAATATAGACTCGATACTTCGTCCGCCCCGGTAGATGTCTCTGTAGCATCTCGGTCTACAACCGAGCATCCCCACCCGGCTTGGCCCCAAGTGCCAGATCCCCATCCGCCATCGGGCATCACGGCACCTGCAAATCTTTGAACGTTCGACCATGAAGAACATTAAGAACAGTTTTTTTTGAAACACGCAACTCCGCTGCCAACTTAGTGCTTGTTAACAACGGGTACATCTCTTTAATGTACTGCACATCACTCGCAGTCAATTTAGCATTCGGGCGCTCGGCTACGGGCGTAGTTACTGCGGTTTCTTCGGTCATGCCGCCTTTAATTCGATGCAAAATATTCGCAGGGCTACAACCTAACTCTTTTGCCCATTGCGCTAATGTTTGTGTTTTGCCATCGGCTGTAATCCACCTGTTACTCCGCTTATTGTTGGCCTGCCGCTCCCGCGTAGCCCAGCAACAATTTTCCGGGCTATACGGTCCGTTGTTGTCTATGCGCTCTAACATGTGTCCCGGCAACGGCATGCCCAAATCAGCAAGAAAATTCTTAAACCCTGCGTGTCGCTCTTTCCATCTATCGCAAACATATATACCGCGCGCCCCGTAATCTTTGTACGATTTTTGATTGGGGTTGTAACACCGGCTAAGCATGCCACGATATGTACGATAAATGTTTGCCATGTATCACCTCCAACACATTGTTAAAGGTGTACTCTACCACATTAAGCTGAAAGAGAGAAACTATAAGCAACATTCAACACATCACCAGATACAACCGACCGATCTCCCGGCGACTGAAAGTCAGCAGCAGAGAAAAGAGTACCGGTCGTGCCGCTCTTAGTGTTATTTGAGGTCAAGAACGCCCCACCGACTGTCGTTGTCCCGTTGATGGAAAACACCGCTTTGCTAGCCGTGTTCGTAACAACAGATGGGTTTGCATTGGTAGCAGCAGCGAACGTAGCAGCAGGGCGAGTAGCTTCCGTATAGTCCGTTACTTCCGTCCACCCTGCATGAGAAGACATCGTATCGCCAGCGGCAGGGCTATTGGTAGACCCAGATCCATACAGACCGATATACCACGTAGTAATCTGTGCGGTAGACGTAAGAGCGGTTCCGGCCATGTACTGAAGACCGACGTTAACTACAAGGTTAGGAGTCTCTGCCGTCCACTTAAGCTTACCGTCTTTATCAAAACACTCAACGATATACTTGCCGGTCGCTTTTGCGCGTTCTTCCATGATTTACCTCAGTTGCTTGAACGGATCAAAGCCGTTGTAGCTGTATTCCCCGGCATTGTGACCGTAAATGTGTTCGTGCAGGTTTTATCTGAACCAAAGTCCAAAACCGCAATAGACTTGTTTCCTCGGGTCACATTGTAAAGAAGCGCACACCGAGTGGTAAAAGCAGCGGGAACCCATAAGACATTATTAAATGTCACCCAAGCCGTGTAACCACTGCTACTAATAGCGGCTCCAGTTACTACATTCCCACCGGCTGAATAACCGGTTCCAGTGATTTCATTAGCAGTTGTATATACAGTCGTAGATGCGTCTAGATTTGCATCCGCTGTATACAGAGCAAGCTTTAAAGTGTCTGTAAGAAGATTATGAATACCTTCATACAACTCTGCTTTAAAGCTCGTGGTTTGAGTCTGGACGATCATTTAACAGGGTTCCTTACTTGACCGTCGCGATAAGCATCCATGCGCTGCTTACCATCACCCAGATTCTTGAGCAGTAACAACGATTGACCATACATATCGTTGTATAACGAAATCTGATCCGGCTCTGCCTTCATAAACCGGGCAGCTTCTACTACCGTTCCGTTCAATAAGGCGGAATCAAAGTTATCGCCCAGCCACGTAGTTTGAGCGGTAACAATAGATTCAGGATAGTAGTAATAGTGAAGTTCAACGTAATAAGCGCTGTCTGGCGTTGGGCCGACGATAAAAGACAGTTCCGTCTCTAAATCTGACCGAGGGCCAAAGATAGCGTAATGCTGCGGAACGCCTTTAGAGTTGGGGGGAGGGTAGGCTTCACGAATAAAGTTTACGTCTTTATTCAACAGGTACGCATAGGTGCCTGTATTAATGTCACCGCCCGTCACCCCGGTAATGACCGCGAGGGAATAAGTAGACAAAAAGTCCGTAGGAGCCGATAGATACTGATTATTAGCAGTTAACTGTCCATAGACGTTCTTACGTAGGTTGGCAATCTGAACAGTGTTATAGATCTTCTGCTCAGCCTGCCGAACAAACATAGCCATCTGGTCATTGGTGAAAGTATTCTCAACAATGTCCTGAACATTAGCTATTAAATCAGTGTAATTCACGCCATCGGTCCCCGGGCCATTACACCTTTAGTCGCCGCCCCGGTACCTCGAATCTTTATTCCAGAAGTCTTAACGTTCTTTTCCGGATATCCAGAGTTCTTAAGGTCTACCTTGGGAGCAGGTTTGGGCTGGTTCTTCTTCATCTCAGATCCCCGACTTACGAACCGACCGCATGGGTTTCATTTGATTGGCAACCTTAGCGAGGTTCCGACCCATCTCTTTCATCTGGAGATTAGTCTTACCACCCCTAGCAAACTTCGTAAGAGGTTTACCGGGGTGCATCGCTTTCTCGTGTTTGTGAACCGCTTTCTTGGCGTCCATGATAACTCCTACGTTGTTACTACTGACACAGTTCCAACAGATGTGATGGCTACAAGATAGTTAGGCGTCAATCCAGCGTCACTAGAACTTGCACCGCCAACCGGATTCCATCCCCACTGTATATCTCTAGATCCACCGGAAGGAAACCCGTCTTCATTCGTTCCCGACGTTACATACGTCGTATCCCTTCTGGGATTACGCAACGCCTGTGGGTCATCTACAGGATACATCCCTAATTGCAACTGGGGATGATCTGGATCATAGCATTCAGTGCAAACCAGCAGGTTATAACGTTTAGTCTTGATTATCTCTTCGCGCAGGGTTTGCAGCTTAAATTGCTGACCGCAGCGATCACACATCGCAATTGCTTTTTTGCCGCTAGCAAATTGATTACCCATGATTACGAGCTAGCCCCGCCGATAAACATCTGCCTCGGAACGAACCTCACGGCCGCTTTTTCACGGTCTTCTCCGGCTGCGATATTAAACTGTTCGTCGTATACCTCTTTTAACATAGGTACACGGTTCATAAGCTCAGGCACTTTCATAGCAATGTGATATGCAAGCCCTGCTACTAAGCAAGGTAAGAACCTGAAGTTCATATCTGCCGTCTGTAAGCCTGCTCCGGCGTCCTGTACGCGCCTCAAATACCAATACACGAATTGGTACGTCTGCGTGTTATCCGGCGTGGGCCAGACAGTGATAGCAGGCAGATTTGGGTTATACACAGCCGCCCCACCAGAGTGAGACGCAGCAGTTGTCCCGTTCTGCGCTCTAAATACGTTACCTAACGTATTCCCGTCTAGGTATCCGTAAGCGATATCTTCGCTATCAATCCGGATAAACCCGGCATACGGCAGACCGGCAGTAGAACTTAACGTAATCGTCGTTGTAGAAGCGTTAATAGATCCCGACAACGTAGCCCCGGTGGGGCTTACAGATCCTGAAAGTCTCTGAATCCAAACCTGAATAGGTCTGGCCTGTTGTAGCTTATTAGGGATCGTAGCGTAAGTAGATACGCTGATACGAGTGATGTTTAAGTCTGCCTGTGTGGACGAGGAATTAGCTCCCGTCCGGATAACCTGTTCTAACAGGTCAATCGTATCTAAAGGAAGAGCGTACGTATTAAGACCGGGGGTCAACGTAATGGCACCTTGGTTGAAGGTCCACATGTTGATACCACGGTTCTGCCACTCTATCGTCATCAGGTTCATAGACCTGCGGGCTGTACGCAAGTCGTAACCTGACCTCATTTCCCGGCCAGCTCTCTCCCACGCCTCCTCGGCAATTTCCGAAAATTCTAAGTTGAATAACGTGGTGCCGGAGGTGGTCATCTAAATCTCGCTGTCTTTTCAGCTATCTTTTTAGGCTGTGCTACAAACTGCTTGCCTTTGGCTTTCCCGGCTCGCTTGGCCTTCGTAG